GGGCCCCGTGAGGGGCCCTCTGCGTGATGCAGTATTCTCGCATCCTGAGACCTTGATAAGAGGTTGTTGGATGCGATCTGGGGGAGTAACCCCCAGAAGACCAGAGGTTGGCGGCCGTTAGGAGGTGTGAAGTACTCGCAACTAAAGCGAGAGACTTTCCATTTGTTGGGCCCGCAAGGGCCTCGATGGAATCCTGGACGACAGGTAACGGGTTAACGGAGGCCGGAAAACGGCACACGTTTGACTACGTCGACTATTCGAAAGGATACACCAACCTAAACGGGAGACAGGTTACTGTCTCAGAAAACCATCCTACTTGGCGTAATTTTCATTCTTACGGCAAGTGCTTCGGTGATTTGGGTAATGAGTTCTCAACCACGAAACGATATGTTTCGACCCCCATTATTGGGGATTGGGAAGGAATTCACATCACTGGTGATGAGCCAGTTGGGTTCTTGAATCAGAGGAACTGGGCCCGATACATTGGACCCATACTTCCTCTTGCACCTTCGCAGTTCGTGTGGCCCCCATATGCTAATTCCAGCCGTAATGAGCTGGCTAAGCTGGGGTCCATTGCGATAGCGCGGTGCGCACCCACAAATCCCGTTGCCGACGTTACCACTTTTATTGGAGAAACAGTCAAAGAGGGTTTACCTCATGCGATTGGCGAATCTTTCAAGAAGCTTCGCGGAATGTCTCCCGCTGCGGCCCTTCGGGCCTTAGGCGATGAGCATCTGAATCTCCAGTTTGGGTGGTTACCATTCGTTAATGACATCAAGGACATAGTCCATGCTGTCGATCACGCTCACGAGCTTATTGCTCAGTATGAGCGGGATTCAGGACGAGTGGTACGTCGGAGGTATAGTTTCCCGCCCAGCGATGTCTCGGCTTTTAGCACGTTCCGATCAAATACCGGTCCTTGGACCGCGATCGGGAATAGCGTGCTGGCTGACGAAAACATCGTTGTCACAGGCAAGGTCGTGCGGGAGGAACGGATCTTTAAACAGATCTGGTTCTCCGGTGGGTTCACCTACTACATACCGCCGGACAATGTCGGAAGACTAGTCACGACGGATGATGTGGCGAACAAAATCATCCTTGGCAAGAAATTGCTAGGCGCACGGTTAACTCCGACAGCATTGTGGAACCTTGCCCCGTGGAGTTGGCTTGTCGATTGGTTTTCCAACGCGTCTGAGGTTCTTCAGAACTTTGACGCGTGGATGATCGACAGCCAAGTGTTGTGCTACGCGTACATAATGGAGCATACATTGTCCACGTACACGTACACTCACATTGGTAATCACAGTTTTCATGATGCCAGTGTGAGGGCGCCGCAGGTAACCTTGGTTTCTGAAACCAAGACCCGGCAGCGCGCAACCCCTTATGGTTTTGGGCTTACGTGGGACGGATTGTCCAACCTGCAAAAGTCCATACTTGGCGCGCTCGGGTTAACCCGTTGGCGCGGCAGGTAGAATGCAGTATATCACGCAAAAACGCCACGGAGGCAGAGAACCTGCTTCTAGGAGTGATGCCTGTGTCATTCACCGATCCGTTGTCCATCACGATCTCGGCGGTGACGACTCCGCTCCCGAGGATTGACATCCAAGGGAATAAGAGCGTCTACCAGTCGTCGGATGGACTACTCGCTGTTACCGCCGATCATTCATATGACAAGCGGACGCGACGAGTTCTGCGGCTCGACACATCGAAGATGACCCCGGACCCGTTCCGGCCTGCGGAGAATGTCAAGGTTTCCATGAGTAGTTACATGGTCTTTGACCTTCCGCCTGCCGGGTATACGAATGCCGAGGCACTCGCGGCGTATGTGGGCTTCAAAACCCTCTACACCGCCACTTCGGACTTGATGATTACCAAGCTGCTGGGAGGCGAGTCGTAAAAGACCCGCTAAACCCTTAAGCCGGAATCAATCTTGTCACCAAGCGCTAGACGTTACGGCAGTGATGCCGACGACGTCTACCGTACGTTCGTAAATGCTCGAAAGAGCGTGCACGGACGTCGGAGCACCGACCAGCCTAAGCAAGTAACCATGAACAAAAAGTTCGTGGTCTTCGCGGTGGCTGTAATCGATGGTGCGTATTTGGTATGTGAGACCTTCCTCCATATGCAGAATATCTGCTGAGGAGGTTGGTGTGAACGTGGAGGATATTTCAGTCAATCTCGTGGAAGGTCCCGTTCAGGGATTAACTATCGAGATAACTGTTCGTCTCGGATCTCCAAGGTCCTTGACGGGGGATGAGTATGAGGCTGTGCTAAACCTGCTTCGGGGTGTTAAAGCCCTACAGGTAAAGTGCGCGTCTCGCTTGTCTCCAATCCCCTAAACGACCAGGCTAGGGACCGGTACACCCCCTGATAAAGGAGGAGCCGTGAAAAGCCTGATGTCACTCTGGTCCGTGATGGCCAAGGAATTGGCCATCAGATGCTGCACCAGCGCCGACCTGGACATCAAAACCGTCCAGGCTCGAGTCGAACATGAGGGGTTGTCGTTTTTGGCGATTACCCTGGCGGACCTAGGGAAAGCTATCGAAAGATGGCTCGACCAAGGGTTCGCAGTTCCTTCGGACGTATGTGCCTTCAAAAAGCACCGTCCTACTGGGCTCCCCGCATTTCTGCGGGGTTTCCTTGAACATGTGTTCGACTCTGACAGTGGTGTGTTGCTGGACCAACCGAACATTGAAGCAATCTATGCTTTACGTCAATTAACACTGGCGTTTAGTAAGATCGCTCTCCCTCAGGACAACCCGAAAGGGAAGTCCACGCGGGTTGTTTCACCGCGTCGTGAGAGACGAGCAATGTCTGGTTATGTTCAGTGTGAGTTGGATGTGAAGAGAGCTGACCGCTTGCTGGATCCATCCTATATGGAGGATTTTAAGCGTGTGGCCAACTTGCTGTACGGAGAGCTTTTCTCCAAGTTGGACCGTGAGGTCCACTGGGGTAGGCTCGTTCCGAAGCACGGTCCGGGCGCTGTCGTTGACAAACTAAGCAGTAATGCAAAGTGGAATCAACGAACCTGGACTGCTCGTCTTCAGCCTATATTTCCGGCTGAAGAGTTCCTGATTCCCAACCAGTCTTACAAGGCTGAGTTGCAGGGACTCACAATCCACGAACCCGAAGCCGAGATGCCTGTGAAGGTCATCACGGTTCCTAAAACGCTCAAGACTCCTAGGATCATTGCGTATGAGCCGGCTGCCATGCAGTATGCACAGCAGTCAGTTCTTCACGCGATCAAAGGTTGCCTTAAAGAGGATGGTTTCCTCTCAGGCGCGATCGGACTTGACGACCAGGACCCAAATAGGGCGATGGCACGTCAAGGATCCCTCAGCGGGGATCTGGCAACGCTCGATCTGAGCGAAGCTTCCGATAGAGTCTCGAATCAGCACGTACGGGCCATGTTGGCTGACTACCCGGAATTGCTACGGGCGGTCGATGCTTGCAGGTCCCGGAAGGCTGATGTACCTGGTCACGGAGTAATCCGTTTAGCCAAGTTTGCGTCTATGGGTTCAGCTCTCTGCTTTCCTTTCGAGGCCATGGTCTTTTTGACTTTGGTCCTTCTAGGGATTGAGCGAGAGCTCAACACTCCGCTTTCCCGGAGGCGCATTCATGCGCTGACCGGGCAGGTGCGTGTCTTTGGGGACGACTTGATTGTCCCCAGGGACTATGTGCTATCCGTTGTCGACGAACTGCACCTTTTCGGGTACGTAGTTAACGTCGGCAAGAGCTTCTGGACCGGAAGGTACCGGGAGTCTTGCGGAAGGGAGTATTTTGAGGGCCAAGACGTTAGTATTGTCAAGGTCCGACGGATGCTCCCTACACAACGGCAGGACGCGGAAGGTGTCGTGTCAGCTGTTGCATTCCGAAACCTAAGTTACTGGTCCGGTTTGTGGCAGACTGCCAGATGGATGGATGACTACCTAGGGAGACTGTTAAAAGTCTACCCAAACGTGGCGCCGTCCTCACCTTTGCTCGGCAGGGAGAGTGCGCTGGGGTATCAATTCCAGCGTCTCGACCCGAATACGCACGGCCCCTTAACCAAGGGCTACTATGTGCGTGCCAAGTCACCTTCGGATTTTCTCGAGGGGGCGGGTGCCCTGCTCAAGTGTCTTTCTGGGAAACCCTGGTCGGGGTTCGGCATCATGCCGGACCGCGAACTAAGAACCCATGTCGGTGTTGCGAGCATCGATACGGAGCACTTGGAGCGTTCTGGACGCCCCGAGCACGTCAGCATCAAGCTCGGGTGGAGGCCGCCGTTTTAACGGGCGGTGGCCGGGGGGGTTAGATACCCTCCTGTGGGAGTCCGAAAGGCTCCTCCTCCAGTAAACGGGCCACACTGTTAGGTGGGCTCGCGAGTGGGCCCCTTCCCTTCTTGGGTTGGGGACTGGCATTAATTTGCCAGGGG